TGAGACGGAGGCAAAGGAGAAGGAACAGGATTACTACCAGCAACTGCTCGAGGACTACAAAGCGCACCACGAGGAATTGCGTGATGAGCGTGAGCACTACAAGAACGAACGCAATGAACTGCGCGAGGACATGAAGAAGATGGAGGGAGAGGTGCAGAGCATGAAACGCTTGTGGGTTGACAAGGAAGTTGAGATGGACAGGAAGATTGCGCAGTTAGGAAGAAAAGTGGAAGCTATGCGCCCTTTTTTGTGCGGCGATTTGAAGTGCAAAAAACGGCAGCTCGTAACCATGTCGGCGCAAGGGGAAAGTGAAGACAAATTGAAAGGTGAAAATTGAAAATTGAAAATGTTATGACAATGGATGATTTGTGTGGTGTGGCGATGGTGCTTGTGATTGCATCTTTTATTGTTGGACGATTAAACGGGAAATGACATGAAATACTTTACAATCCAGGAAATGACGAAGAGCGCAACAGCTCAACGCAAGGGCATCAAGAATGATCCTTCCATTCAGGTGTGCAAGGCTCTGACGGCACTCATCGAAAAGGTGCTTGACCCATTGAGGGAGGCATACGGCAAGCCTATCATCGTGACGAGTGGGTACAGGTGCGAGAAGTTGAACAAGGCGGTGGGTGGTGCTGCCAGCAGTCAGCATGTGAAGGGCGAGGCAGCGGACATCCGCAGTGTACAAGACACGCCGGAAGAAAACAAGAAACTCTTCGACTTGATTGTAAAGTTAGGATTGCCGTTCGACCAGCTCATTAACGAATATAACTATGATTGGGTGCATGTCAGTTATGGGGCAAGACATCGCAGGCAGAAATTGAAGGCTGTGAAGAAGAACGGAAGGACACAATATTTATATATATAATATGGCAAAGACTATAACTTGGAAAGATATAGAAAATAGGACGTGTGTCCTGACCATTGATGATGGGAGCAGTGGAACGACTGCCCTCACGCCTGGGGCAGCCCCATTTATCACGGCGATTGATGAAAGTGATGACCTATTCCAGCCTATTCGTACATCAACCGGAAATATTGGTATTGTGATTGATAGCGTGGATGAGATTGTGTCGATGGTGGGCAGAACTCCAATCTCTACGCCTGTTACATTGACGGTGGCAGGAACGACAAGATGGGTGGGATTTTTGAATTGCGAGAGTTTCAGTCAGGAATGGGATAGAGGCCCGCTGGATATTACTTTACCCGTGAAGAGTGGTCTGGAAGTTTTGAAGGGCATCCGATACCCATATATTGGATTGAGTAGTCTTGGATATATTAACTTTGCCTATTTGATCAACCAACTGAATGAAAGTCTTGGAAATATATATGTTAGCTTCTATTTCCCGAATGTCAGCAACCCTTCAGAGACATTGACATATAAGTTCCGAATGGCAAACTATGCCACACCTGACAGCAAGAACACAACCTATGAGATGGCGACATACTATGACATTCTGGAGGACATTTGCAAGTTGTTCGGATGGCAAGCAATCGAGTATGGTGCATCGCTCGTGTTCTTGGCAGCGGATGTGAAGGCTGTTGTGAATGGCAACAATATGAAGGAGTACACGGCGGCTGACATCGCAATAATTGGTGGTGGTGCGTCAGTAGTCGGACAGAATATATCATTTGCAACTGTTGTGCCTGAATTCTATGGTGTGGATCATCGCAGAAGTTTTGTTGCAGGAAAGAACAAAGTGGATGTGGTGGGCAATCTCAATGAGATACCCAAATCCATTTGGAGCATGGATGTGTTTGACCAATGCAAGTTCAATGGCAATGAATATCACGCACCTGACAACTTCAACTTCATTCAATATACCGTAAAAAAGATGGCTTGCATTTCAAACGGAAACATTGAGGTGCATAATAATGTATTTTCAGGTGGCGCTGTTGCTCCAGACACAGAAGGAAACAACATCAAATATACTGATGCTTTTACCGATTCACACAATGTATATGGTGGTAGCATTACTTATGAACAATTTGCTAAGTATAATGGTGCAGGGTCATCCATCATTACAGAGGGATCAGCAGATTTCTTCCAACGATTGATTTTGAAAGCATATACAGAAGTTCCTATTGTATGTGCAAAGATTTCAACCAATTTTTATTATACTCCGACACAAAATGCTCAATATAATGCATTTCGCATCAATGCTGATGTGAAATATGCAGCAACTGCTCGTGATGCCTTCGATTCATGGAATGGACTACACGAAATCGAAATGTCTTTTGTTATTGTTAATGGGAATACAGAATATTATTATGACCGCATTAACGGGTGGACAACAAATGGAGGTAGAGTTATATTAACATGTTATGACGGGAAAATAGATGAGGGAAGTTATAATAGAATTTCAGTTCCTACAAACATCTCTGGAGAATTGGTGATATATATATGGGCATCGACTGACACGACCACAGGGCAAGGCACAGGGTATCTTGCGCTTGAAAACATTGAAATACTTATGTTCACAAAAGAAGGAAGAGTGGCCGGTAGAGAAATTCCTCGTATTGAACTTTCAGAGATTCGTGGAAACAACAACGAGGACAAAATAGACTTGAACAATGGATTTTCGGATGAATGGAGTCAGTCATGCGGATTGACTTTGGCTCGAGAACCTGTATCAGACAGCAATGGTGTTGTTCTCACGTCATACCTCACTCTTCCAGTGTCATTATACGGTAACAAATACCCAGAGAAAGCAATGTGTGATCGTGTGGCAACGTATGCGGCCAAGGCAAGGATGGTGCTGTTTGCGGTTGTGAAGGGAAGTGGGAAATTATTATCTCCATTTGTCTGCTACAAAATGAATACAAATGACCGTCCGTGGATATGCCTATGCCAGACGGTAAACTGGCAAAACAATGAAATTAAAGCTGGATTTTTTGAACCATCATACGAAATGTAAATCAATATTTTTTTAGTTTTTCTATCATAGATTTTGAGTTTTTAAGGTTAGTACAGATTATTATTTTCATAGTACTTAAGTTTAAGGTTTATGAGGGAGGGCGCATCGGCTTGGGAAAGTCGGTGCGCCTTTTTTGTTTTGCGGTAAACCTACAAACATAAAATGACCGAAAAGAAAAAGAGAATTATGATGAATGACGAAAAGTTTGGCATATTCAGGGGTGAACTGGCAAAATACCAGATCACCATAGACAGGGAAGACTTCGACGTGCAGACGTGCGACCTTTCCATTCGTCTATCGTGGGGTATGTTCGGACAATACATGGACATAAGAAAGGATGACATGTTCCGCGACGAAGAGTGGAATATGTTCTTTATGTTTGAAACCGACGACATGATTGGCCCTATCAAGGCTACGACGACCTATTATGTGGAAGACGGCGACGTGAATGGTGGCTATCGCGAGTGTACGGACATGCAAGTGATAGGTTTTGTGACCGATTCGCAGTGTGCGATGATGCGGAAGCGTTGCAAGTGCGTACAAGCTGATGGATATGTGATGTTCGAGCGCATTGACAGGAGCGATGCCAGCACATTGTATCTGAATCTTGTGACAATGGACGGTCAGCCACTGACCACATCCAGCGGCGAATATATCAAGGTAAAGAAAAACAACTTAAAGTAAAAGATATGACTGAATACAGATTGAACCAAACCGGGCAGGAAGTGCAAGAAGCACTTGACCAGGTGCCCGTGACGCAAGAACAGCTTCAGCAGGAGGTGTCTGACCGTTCTGCCGCTGTTGGTGCTGAAAAAGAAAGAGCAGAAGGCGCAGAATCCGCTCTTGACGGTAGAGTTGCAAATCTGGAGGAAAATGCCTATCAAAAGCCTAATGACGGCATTCCTTCCGCTGATCTCGATGAAGGTGTACAGGCTTCATTGAATAAAGCTGACAGTGCTTTGCAGTCACAGGAACAGGCAGACTGGAATGAAAGTGATAGCACAAAGGCTGATTTCATTAAGAATAAACCAAGCATTCCAGATGTAAGTGGTAAGGCTGATAAGGATGAAATGACTGTCACTCCAGGTACTGGTGCAGATGCTGATAAAACCACTATTCAGTTAAAGCAGGAAACTTCTGCTACAGTACTGGTTGCACATCAGGATATTTCTGGAAAGGCTGACAAGGCTACAACTTTAGAAGGGTATGGCATTACTGATGGTTACACCAAGACTGAAGGTCAGGAATTGGAGTCTGAGGTGGATGACAGGCTTGATGCTCAGGATGCTGCCATTGCATTACTGAATGGCAGTGATGTGGTGGTGGTTGCTGACCACACTGATGCAACGGAAGTCCCTAATCCTGATCCTCAGAAGATATACAGGGAACCAGAGGCTGTAGTTGACCCTGATGTCCCTTCTTATTATATTGATTGGATGTACCAGAATGGTGCTTGGAAGAAAATTGCCAAGTATGATTTCCCAGGAATTGATGATAAGCCTACTCATAACAGTGAGAATCTTGTGAAGAGTGGCGGTGTGAGAGAGGCTTTAGATGAACTTGGATATTATGTGGAGAGTGAAGAATATGTTCATGCCATTGAAGACAAGGATGGCAAGTTCATTGCTGGAATCAAGACTGATGGTTCTGTGGAATGGGAAAAGGGTGTTCCTGCACCAATTCAGGAAGCATTGGATGAAAAGGTCGATAAGACTGAAGGAATGTCTCTTATTAATGCTACATTTGCAGAAGGTGTGAGTCAGGTTGAAGATGAAGACTGGGTGCAGAAAGTAGTGGATAAGAATGATGTGTTCCTATATGGTGTGAAGAAGGATGGCACCTTTGTTGCCGACAAAATGGAGATTTCAAATGAGAACTTTGAAGTGAAGGAGGACTCGGAGGATAGGGTTGAGATGACTCTTGACTCAGAGAATAAGGTGGTGTCCTACAGAGGCAAGGATGGTGTACTCCATGAGCATAAGATGAACATTTCTGACAGCCTTTCTCTTGGAATTGATGCTATGAATGCTTTCCAGAAAGCGTTGAAGGATAGTGGTTTCAGTGGAGGAACTGGTGATTGGAGTGATTATATCAGTGATGATGGAGATAAGCCATTGCATCTACCTATTCCAAAATGTGCCCTTGTCAATATTAGCAATGATGCTGGAAATGCTGTATGGCCAGCATCTAAGACAATTAACTATGAGTATTACATGCAGTATTGGGATATGGAAGGCAATTATTTCAAGAAGAATATCATCTTCAATGCACAGGGAAAATCTTCTATGGGAATGCCTAAGAGGAATGGTGCTGCTGATTTCTTTGATGCAGAACATGATGGTAATGTTTTTTCCATTAAGTTTGGTGATTGGGTTCCACAGGACAGCTTCCACCTGAAAGCATATTATGCGGATTACTTTGTAGGTGTAAATCCTATTAGCTATAAGTTGTTTGAGCAGATGCTTGCTACAAGAAATATTTTTGAGAACAGGGATTGGAAAAAGATTCTTCTTCCTTCAAAGGAGACAATAGGGTATGATTGCCATGCTTTGGATGGAGAAGATGACAAGTATGCTCTTGACAATGGTGCAAAATGCTTTCCAGACGGATTCCCATGTATTGTGTTCCTCAATGGAGATTTCTATGGAGTGTATGCTTGGCAGCTGAAAAAGCATAGGGATAATTACATGATGAGCAAAAAGAAACCAGCACACATACATATTGATGGTTGTTTGGGCGAAGATACTGTATGGATGGCTAATGGAGAATTGGATTGGGATGTTCTCTCTGGTGTAACAGCAGACTCAGAAGGTAACCAAGATGGTATTGAATTTAGGAATCCTAAGCCTAAAGCAAGCAAGGATGGTTGGGCACTGACTTGCGTGGATGGTACGACTTATGATGGTGATGATAATAGGCAAGAATTAATAGGTGAAGATAATACAAGTGTGTATGATTCCACAAATGACAGTCATGTAAAGACTAATAAGGTAAAGAAAGCCTTCATCGAGCTGTCAAAAGTTGTTCCAACCCTCAGAACAATGGTTGCAAACAATGCCACCAATACTGAAATAAGGGAATATATTGCGACTAAGTTCGATGTTCAGGCATTCATGGATTACCTTATCATTAGTGACATTAACTGTAATTTTGATGGATTCAGAAAGAACTGGCAATGGGTCACTTGGGATGGTGTGAAGTGGTTTGTAGAGCCTTATGACATGGATGGTGTCTTTGGTTGGAGTGGATGGGGACATCTTAACCCTAATGCACCAAGATATGGAATGCCTGTAAGTGGAGGTTACGAAGTGCAGAGTCAGCAGCCTGGATATTGGATTATCACTTATTATGGAACAGAGCTTGATGCAAGGTATGCTGAGTTGAGGCAGAAGGGTATTCTGACAAGAGATAACATCCTGAAACTGTTTACTGATTGGATTAATGCCATTGGAACAGATAACTATCAGCTGAATCATGACGCTTGGCCAATAGACAGGGAGCATTACAGTGCAGCTCCAGAGCAAAGGCATTATGATAACATCTACAGGGTTTCAAATTGGCTTGATGCAAGAATAACTAAATGTGATGAAATTTATCATTATAATTCATAAATATTAAATAACAATAATTTATAAACTTTTTAAAAATAAAGAATTATGGGAAATTGTTTAGTTACAAAATTGGCAGAAGCCGTGGATATTGAGCATCCTATTTATATTGATGGTCAGATTGTCGGTATTAAAGTTACCACAGCAAATGTAAATGAGCATTCAGTTGTTATGGCGGGTAAATTCAAAATGGAGCTTATAGATAATGATGCTTATTTTACCGATGCGAATATAACTAGTACAGTCAACAGAGGAACTGTCCTTAACTTTGATTCAAGTAATGGACAAGGGGGTTATAGTGATCAATATGTATCCATTGTAGCCAACAGGACTGGTATTATAAGAGCAAAATTAACTTATGTCGAGAACTTTGCTATTGCAAAAGCCCAAACTTTGCAAAATGCAGATTGGGATTCTATTTATGCTAATAATAAAAGCGGAGTTGCGATTACACTTCTTGGTCTTGGAGATAGCGCTCAAGTATTTACCTCTTCTGTAGATAAATGTACTCCTCTTACTAAAATGACAGGTAATATTTCTAATCTTAATGCAAGGATTAGTTTTGATATTGACCATTTTGCTAATAATACTTCCTTGACTCAGATTCAATTAGTAAAAAATGGAAACAATCCAAATATTACTATTAGCGGTTCAATCCTTAATTTGAAGAGTACTAACTTGACATCTGTAAACTTTTATAATGGTTCTAATTATAGTGGAGTTACTCTTACAGGTTCTTTAGAGGATTGGGCCGCACAGCAGGTTTCATTAGGAAGAACAAGCGGCACATGTACCTGTATTTTAGCAGGGACTGGTGTAACTTTGAATGGGCAAATAATCGCAGCCTATAGCAAAACCGTTACATTTGATTCTTCTGCTCCTGGTGGATATACAATTTCTTGATGAAATATGGCAACGAAAGTAAAGAATTGGGCTACAGGTGATGGTTCTGTTACCTTGACTTATTCAGGTCAGGGTAATGGCACCATCACTGTGGAGTCTGATATGAATACTTTAGATGCTAGCAGGAGCATGACAATAAGTGTCAGCACTGGGAGTATTACAAGGAATGTGATAGTGAATCAAGGGGCTTGTCCTGTGAATTTCAGGGTTAAGGATGGAGGACTGATGAAGACAAGCAATGGAGGTTGGTTTGCTGTCCAAGATGAATCTTAAACTCATAAAACTTATGTTATATTATGGCAATATATACAAGTACACACACTCAGAAAGAGATTGACAATGGTGTTGACAATGCCATTTGTTATGGTACTTCATCCACAGGTGCTTCCACAGCGCAGAAATCTGTGACTGTTTCAACAGGTGCTTTCTCATTAAGTGCTGGAAGTAAAATTGTGGTTAAGTTTTCCAATGCCAACACTGCTGGCACTCCAACATTGAAGGTTGGAACTAATGCTGCTAAGAACATTTACAATAAAGGTTCTCAGATTACAACTGGTGACAATAAGGCTTTAATTGCTGGTGTGTGTGAGTTTATTTATGATGGCACACAGTTTCATCTGATAGGTAATTATATAGACACCACTTACGAGAGCAAGGCTGCTTCTTCTGGAGGAACTGCGGTCTCTCTCTGCACGACAGGAGAAAAATACACTTGGGACAATAAGCAGTCAAAAGTCGCAGCAAAAGGCTCAACAACAAAGCCTGTATATACATCAGGCTCTGGAACATTTGCAGAATGCTCCACTTATGCTGGCGGTACAAAAGTAACATTAAATGGTACAGCAAAAGGTGCTTCAACAGCAAGTTTCTATGCACCCACTTCTGTAGGAACATCTGGACAGTATTTAAGGAGCAATGGCAGCGGTGCCCCAAGTTGGACAAGTGTCCTCATCAACAGTGCAGAGGATGCTTATGCTTGCATCAGGCTTTTGTTTGGTCTTGGGTGGGGCGGATACACTGTCAATGAGATTACCAATTCCCAATGGCAGAAGGCTTTGCTGGACAGTGAGAACAAGGTAATTGCTGGCATTAAGACAGATGGAACTTTCTGGACTGCTGATTTGAGTTGATAAATAATATAGTATTAATAATTAAAAAATTAAGATTATGGCGTATGCTTCATGGTTAAACCCGAGTAAGACTTCGGGTAGTGGAAATGACACAGTGAGTGTTACGGCTGCTTCTAACAATACTGGTAGAAATGCGAGAAGCACTACTGTTACTTTCAGTGCTGCAAACTGCCCTGATGTTACAAGGACAGTGAATCAATCTGGTAAACCAGAGTTTGTGACTATTGAAAATGCAAAGAGTGTGGCAAAGGGAGGAGTATCTACTCTTACCATTACTGGTACAAGTAACTCTTCCAAGCTGACTTTCACTCTTGGAAATGGTGACTTGACTCTCACCCTTCCTACTAAGTACACTGCAAATAGTGTAGAGACCAATAATAACACAGCTATCACTGGTGACCCAGGTGCAGCACAGGAGTTTGCATTCAGCATTTCATTTAGTAACATTGCAGCCAATCCAACGATTTCTGCAAAGTCAAAGCAACTGATTGTTACTGATAATGCTGGTAATTCATCTACATGTACTATCACTCAGGCTGCTGGTGACGCTACACTCAGTGTATCTCCTGCATCTGTTACTCTCGACTGGGATGCAGCAACAGCAGGTACAAGTGCAAGCTTCACAGTTACTTCTAATACTAACTGGACAGTTGCGTAAATCCAATCGTAAAAACCACAGTAAACCCCCGACACGAAATCGGGGGTTTATTGTATGGGAAGATTATCTGAATATATCAACAGATCAAGAGGAAGATCAGTGTTCTTGCACGACAAAACATCGCAGATGGCTGCTGGCGGGATGTCAGTGGAGGTGCATGGCATTGAAGAGGTGTCAAGGATGTTTGATAGGCTGAGGACAAATGACCCTGACATGGATAAAGCCATCAAGAGGTTGGTGAGGAAGGTGTTGAGTGCGGCAAGAGGTAGGCTGTCGAGGGATGCGAGAAACTATATGGAGAATGATCCACGACAGGCTTATAAGGCGGTGAAGTATGCGGTGTATAAGCGGTTGCTCGGTGGTAATCTGAGTATCTTGCAAAAGCAAAGAGGCGGTAGAGGTGCTGCGACCAGTTATGTGAAGCCTCGGACATTGAAACCAGGGCAACGGGGTGGAAACAGACGGCCGGTGGGGGAGAACACGAGGACGAAGCAGATGGAAAGTTATGGCGGTGCGGACAGAGGATTTGTGTTAAGATTTCTGAATGCAGGCACGGTGGAACGTATGACGAGGTACGGCAATAGGGGAAGCATCAGGGCGACGGATTGGTTCGGGCATACAGCATCGTGGCAAATGGAAGCGGCCGTCCAGGAACTGGCAGACAATGTGAACGAATATATAAATAACGTAGCTGACAATGGGTAAAAGTGATGTACTTGTCCGCTTCAAGGCGGAAACGCAAAACTATGATGCCAACGTAGCAAAAGCGAAGAAGCAGTTGGATGACTTTGGGAAGGCAAACTTCTCGGTGGGTGGTGCGATGAAGCAGACCACCTCAATGCTCGTTGCATCGGCTTCAAAGTTTGTGGGGTGGGGAGCTGCTGTTAGCGGTGCGCTGAAGGTGGCAAAAGATGCGTTCTTTAATTCCGAAAAAAATATAGATGATTGGGGGAGAACCGTTGAATCAACCAAGATGATATATGAGGGATTCTTGACGAGCATCAACAACGGAGACATAAGTGGATTTCTCTCCAATATAGAACGAATAAAAAATGCTGCCATTGAAGCATATAATGCAATGGATACGCTCTCAACACAACAGGCAATACAAACTCCACAATTAAGTGCTAAAAACACTGAGATACAGCGAGCGGAAATGATGCTGAGAACAGGTAGATATATTGCTCCTGTTGATGGTAGAAAATCGGCGGAAGGACTGAAAAACGGTGATCTTTTGACAAAAGAACAGAGAGACAAAATTGCAAAAAATCTTGAATCTGCAATGGGTGAAGTTGCCAATATCACTCAAAGTCAAGTGAAAACTGCCACTAATGCAATTGAAGCATTGTATAAGGAACAGGCATCAGCCCTTGGTATAAGCAAGAAAGATTTTTTGGAGGCGACATCATCATGGGAGAATTTTACAGATGCCGTGGCTAAACGTGACGCTTATTGGAAATGGAGGAGCGAACACACCACTTATTCTACGCCTACAATGAATGCTTCCCCTAATGCGACATCAATAGCAGTAGCAACGACTCCTACTCCGATATATGATGACTCGAAAAACCCATATAGAGGCTATGCCTGGGTTAAAAATTTCAAAGATGACGGTGAAATGTATAAAAGGATCACCCAAGAAATCCTTAAACGAGATTCAGCTCAATCACAACTGTATGGACAATTCGGGAGAATGTATAGGACAGTTAATCGTGCTAACGGAATAAGTCCTTACGGTGGAGGTGGCAAGAGTGGTTCTGGATGGTCATTTATCCCAATGGAGGAATTTACTGGTGTTCCCATTGGTCGGAGTGTGACTGATGTCAAGAAGGATTTGGCGGGTGCTCAGAGCGAATATGAGAATGCGGGTGATATGATGGGTAGATTGGCGGCGTTGAAAATGGTGGAAAGATTCCAAAAGGAACTGGATGCGATGAAGGGTGAGGAAAACCCATTCGCCGAGGCGTATGCTTATGACTTCCAGAAAGACATCGAGAAACTTCCACAGGTGGAAGACAAAAAGGAAGAAAAGAATGGTTATGCTGCTGTTCAGTCGATAGCTGTGGAAACGCAGAATATTGTCGGATCTTTAGAAAGTATGGGTGTTGAAATTCCTGAAGGATTGAGTGATATGATAAAAGGCATCCAGGGCGTGTCAACCATACTGACATCGATTGCGGCCATTTGTACTGTCATTCAGACATTATCGGCAATACAAACGGCACGGTCAATGGTTCCATTCTTTCATCGTGGTGGTATAGTAAGAGCCGCTGGTGGATATAGAGTTCCTGGCAACTTTGGTTATGACGCTGTGCCAAGTCTGCTCACAAGCGGTGAAATTGTCATGAACAGGGCACAGCAGGGCAATATCGCCAGTCAGTTGTCGGAATCAAGGTTTGATATTGGTGGCGTAAGTGCAACATCATACGTCCGTGGTGAGGACGTATTCTTGGGAGTTAATAATTTTCTGAAGAGAAGTGGACGTGGAGAGATAGTAACAAGTAGGAGGTAGTATATGGGACATATTTTAGGACACGATGTTATTATTGCGGAAGTAGTCAATGGACGAAGTACACCATTGGCTGCTGCAAAAAGTTGTGAGATAGACAAAACCGCCGATGCAAAGGAAATCAGTTCACCTACATACGGACAGGACAGAGAGTTTGTTGCAGGAAGACGGACGTGGAGAGTGACAGTAAATTATCTTGTACCTGCTTCATCTGAGGCGATGTCAAAGTTGGACATAGTGGGCGGAATGTTCAATCTCTCAATGTATATAAGAGGAAGAACAGATGACAAGAGAAGTGGAAAAGCTTTGCTGATAGAGTCTAAGATTACCGCGACTGAGGGGAATTTGGTACAAGGAAGTTGGGTTTTTCAAGGTAGCGGCCCTTTGGCGTGAACTTTGGTAAACCTGAAACGTGATTGTATGCGTATAGTGGATAATGAAATTTAGAGATTTAGTCAAACATAGTATTAACTTTAATATTTTAGATGCTTATGGCAACTGAAATTATCCAGCTCCCGACTGGTCAAAACGGGAATCAAGGCGCGGGCATCTTGCCTGTAGGTAATGGCGGCATCCTTGGCGGTCAAACAAGTCTTATGGATTTGTTCGGCTTTGCGATTGTCGCAAGTATTTTCCCCAACATCTTTGGCAACGGTTATGGCAATCGTGGCAACTGTGGCGGTTGTGACAGTGCTTTGTCACTCCAGGCCATCACAGCAGAAGGAGCACAAAGTCGTGCCGCTGTGGAGGCTCTTGCCGCTTCTATGGGTCAGAGTTACGCCACCATTCTTCCCGCTGTTCAGGGTGTTCAGAATACACTTGCAGGACTTGCCAGCGCAAACGGTATGGGATTCCTTCAGGTGATCAACGCTTTGCAGAGTGGCGACGCTGCATTGTCCGCGCAGTTGAGTCAGTGCTGCTGCGACAACCGCCTGCTCACCACGCAGCAGGGTTATGAAACCCGCATCCAGACCATCGACCAGACCAATCAGTTGAATGGTACAATCAACACGCAGGGTCAGCGTCAGGTGGATGCAATCGCAGACTTGAAGACCACGATGATCAAGGAGTTCTGCGATGCCCGCGAACGCGACATGCAGGCTATCATCGACAAGCAGGCAGACGAAATCAACCAGCTGCGCACGAAGGACAACATCAATTCGCAGACTGCTCAGATTCTCACCTATGTTGATGGTAAACTCGCACCTATCGCAGCAGGACTGAAGGAGTTGCAAGACAAGGCTCCAAACACGGTGGCTGTGACTTGGCCTAATCTGTCGGTGGTGAACAACACACCACAGAATGGCGGCTATTATTACCCAGGTTATCAGGGCGGTTTCTAAAAAGCAGGCAATTATGGTGGGTATCAATAATCCTAATCAGGTGCCTTATGCCAACGGCAACATTCCGTATCTCGAAGTGACGAATATCACTGTCGGGACTACGGCTGTTGACTTGGCAATGGGCTATCGCCGAGTGCCAACACCAGGCATCCTGTTTATCCGCATTCCGCAAAGCATCCCAACGGGAACGACTGGCACACTGCCCGTGACGCTGACGCTGAACGGGAACACTCGCCAGTTGACATTCTTTGGAGGTGAAAATGTGACGGTGGATGATCTGACGGGCACAGGTGTGCTGATGGTGCTGAATGACAAGTACAACGGCATTTTGCAGCTGATGAGCACTCCAGCTCCAGCGACAACTTAGTGAACAGTAAACAAAAGTAATAATCAAAAAGGAACTATGACTATGATTAATTTTCTTTCTTTGGAACAAGGTGCCAACTTCTACGTGATTGGCACGAACGGCGGACTTAACGTGGCCGTCGGAACGGTTAAAGGCAAATCGGGACCGTATTACCCCATGCCCGCCAATGGTATGAGTTCGCAGTTGGTTGACCTGACCGTGACGTTTAATGGACAGGACAGGGTGATTCAAGGCTTGCCGATAAACTTGGAGGTGGCGGGGCGTGATCCTGAAATTTATACGGGCAACCGTGAATTGGCAGAGCGCATCATCGACGAGAAGATGGCCGAAGCCCAGACGCATTTGCAAAACGGAAAACTCTATGAGAAGATTCTCGCAGACGGACCTAAATGCAAAGAGGCTATCAATCCCGGCTATGCTGCCACTCGAAAGCAGACAGAAACCATCGAACAACTTCAACAGAGAGCGACTTCGACTGAAAAAGAGTTGCAAGAATTGAAGGCACAAAACGCCAGAATGCTTGAATTGCTGGAGAAAGCCGTAGGTGGTGGCACAAAGGGAAAAGGTGAGAAAAAAGAATCGTAGTCATAGCAACTATAAATATAGTTAAAGTTATGAACGGATATATCATCAGAACAGAAGACGGTCAGGACTTGAAAGAGCAGATGAAAGGCCAAATGCGCGAACATTATCGCAATGGAAATGGTCATGGAAATGCTCGTTCGGTTGGACGCGAGTATGAGCAGGGCTATCGTGACGGCTACCGCGAAGGCTACGACCAAGCCATGCGCGACGGCAACGACCCAGAGCTAAACCGTCACATCGCCTTTTCGAACGGCGACCAGCGCGGAAATGGTGGAAAATATAGCATGTGATTTGTTTCAAAAGTTTTAGGGGTTTTGCGAGCGGCTGGCGGAAATACCGCTGGCCGCTTCTTAATGAATAAATAAATGATATAGTATGGAATATATAATGCCTGAAGGCTTACGAGCCTATATGGATGCCTATCAAGGTCAGTTTTCAAGAAAACTTGCAGAATGGGCTATCTCAAAGATGCAAGCCAAGCGCAGCAATGGTGAAATGACAAATGTGAAGATGATTCCTGTGGATGCAGTTATGGACACGCTGCGGAATGCCGGTGTGCATGTGAGTGAGGAGAGTGTATATACAGCGTGGTATCTGTGGCACATGGCGATTGCAGATTATCCTCGTACTTGTGACGATGACAACCGCCGTGCATGGTTTGTTGATGAAACACTGAATGATCCAGACGGTAAACCCAGCAACGTGCTGGCTTGTTTCCGTGCAAAGATGGACAATGCAGGGTGCGCTATCATGTGGGAGAGAATGATATGATTGAACAGGGTTTTTCTATTGGGAATCGTGACTGGTGGGTGATGGTATATTATGATGTACGCACACCAGAAGACTTGCGCAAGGTGGAAGGTGCGCTGATGGCATCGGGATATTCGCATGAGAAGATCGAATTGGCGGTTGAAAACATCGGTGGATGGAATGGTGGGTACACATTGACCAATTTTGCAAACCGCACAAGTATCATGATTATTGGTAAGACAACAAGCGCAGCAGAAATGTTTGATTCGATTGTTCACGAGATGAAACATCTCGCAGAGCATATCGGAGAATACTATGGCATTGATTCGCGTGAAGAATTGTCAGCCTATCTACAAGGAGAAGTTGGCAGGAAGATGTGGCCAGCTGCGGCAATGGTGTTGTGTCCAAAATGCAACCACTAATGAAGAGGGGGCGATTGCTCCCTCTTTTTTTGTGTGGTAAACCCACAACACAATTTCACGCGATAAGTAAATGATTGAAATGATATGAATAGATTTCCAAGAATATCAAGGCGAGAAGTGCCAATGGCGACACCGCAATCAGCCGACATCACGACAAAGACAGCAGGATTTGACCCTGCTGCTTCGATGATGACATGTGGTGATGGTTCCGGAGGTGGGAGCTATGCCGAGAATGTGGCACATGTTTATAGTCAGGAGAAAGCTCTGAGAATTGCCACCTATTACCGTTGCATGGAGTTGCGTGCTAATACGATGGCTCAAATGACCGTGCAATACCAGCGGTTGAACAAAGAAGGCGGAAACTATGTTGTGAGCAACTATGGACCTTACGGCTTGTTTAACTATTTGTTGCAGCGTGAACCCAATCCGCTCACAACGGCTTTTGATTTTTGGCGGCAAGTCGAAATTGAGACCGTTGCAAGAGGAAACGCTTTTGTCTATATTGAGAGGGGAGATGACGGATGGCCAAGGGCTTTCTGGCTTGGAATGTTTGCAGGCTATGACCCTCAGTCAGACACATATACATTGCTGTACAATGGACTGCGCGGACTAAGATCAGTGACTGCTAATTCTGGTGACATTCTCCATTTCCCTAATACATTCAGGTATCAAGGCGGGTATTTGGGCATCTCGACATTGCAATATGCAAGGGATATGCTCAGCCTTAGTGCTACGCTTGACAAAGCTGCTATGGAATCAGCTGCCAAAGGTGGCAGAATGAAGCTGTTGATCGGTGAGGAAAAGACGGGTGGCTTCGGCGGCACCTTGGCTGGTGGCATGTTCAACAAAAAGGAAATGGATAAATTCGCACGCGAAGTCCAAGACAAATTATATGCTGGTGATGTGGTGGCATTAAGAGGACTTGACAAGGTGCAAAACATCTCTATGTCAGCGGCCGATATGCAATTATTTGACCAACGCCAATTCGGAGTTGCAGAGATATGCCGAATGATGTCGGTGCCTCGCACGTTGGCGATGGATTTGGGCAATTCTTCCTACAAGTCACCTGAAGCAGATCGTATGGACTTTTTGTTGAACTGCATACAGCCCAAGAGACGACTGATTGAAGACGAATTGAACAGAAAGTTACTCACGCCAGCAGATTTCGGACAGCGCAGAATACATCTTTGCGAATTGCCATTGATGATGTTCGACAAGAAAGGTCAGGCGGAAATTGACCAACTCCAGTTGCAGACAGGAAGCATGACCGTAAATGAAATTCGCAAGCAATATGATATGCCTGCTGTGCCAGATGGTGATAAAGTGTATCTCAGCACAAATTTGGCTGAATTAGGCGGTGAAAAATTGAAGGGTGGTGCTGTTGCAGAATCACAGCCAGCACCACAAAAACCTACTAACGGCGGCGAAGGTGCCGAAGGAGGTGAAGAATGAAACCAAAATGGACTACCATCGACTACATCAAGAAACATTCACGACTTGATTATGATTGCGAGAATGACTTGATAGAGATGTATATCATCTCAGCCGAAAACACAATTCTCAATCTTCTTGACAGAACCTACGAGGATTTGATCGAAACATACGGTGATGTGCCAGCAGACATCCGCGAAGCCACGTTGATGCTGGTGGACAACAGTTATACCCACCGTTCTCCATCTGAACCAACACAATTATATGATGTCTGCTATGGTTTTGACATAAAGATAAAGCCATATATGCGGCTGGCAAGCAACAGGCGACGCATTATGAGCAGACCTGTTACACTTGGTTCCCAGGAAAAGATTGTGTTTGATGCCGAACTGCCCGATGATTTGACTTTGCAGGATGTGGACTTTGCGGCTACCGTTTACAACACCGTAGATGGGAAAAGCAAGCAGTTTGCAAAGGATGAATGTCTGCTGACAAAGGACTATATGTACATGGTGCTTGTTGATACAGAAGAATTAGGTGTCGGTGTTTACATGCTCCGACTTGACATCCAGATTCCAGATGCAGACTTCCCGGCAGGGTATCGCAAGGAAGTGGTAAAAATCAATCCTCACATCATTGTCAAGGGATGAAATCGACAAATATGAACGCAACGGCAAGGCTCGTCACTGAGCGGGTGAAGGCGATGGCTGGTACATTGTCCAGTGGCGTTTCTGCCCATTCCTTTACGATGCCAAGTGGAGTTTATTCTTTTGCTGAGCGGACACAAGAAAGAGGACTGGCTTCATATCTGAAAGTAGAGCCTTCAGCAGTTCAATGGGTAACAATAGAGAATCCTGTGATATACAATATTTACACAAATTTAAGATGGAGAGTGGAGTAGTATGGGATATTCAACTGGAATACTTGATAAGCGCATCATGATTCTCAACCGAAAGAAGGCTGAGACATCAGACTTCGGACTGGACGGTGAAGGCATCCAGTGGGAGGAAACGGCGTGTGTATGGGCTAATGTGACGTGGAGCAAGGGTGTGAGGGCACTGTCGGCTGGGGCGATTGATGCCTACGCAGTAAAGATAGTGAGAATAAGGTGGACAAGTGATGTGACAATAAGAAGCAGGGTTAGGTACGAAGATCAGGTGTTTCAGATTTTGCCAGACACATTCCAATCGGACAAGCGAGCAAACACCATACAATTTTTAATGCAGCAAATCAATGAAGAATAATACAATGAATCAGAAATCAGTTGCCATCGTACATTATAATACGCCAGAGCTGACGGAGGCGGCAATCCAGTCCCTCCGTAAGCATGGCGGAGAGGACTATAAAGTATATGTCTTTGACAATAGTGATGTACGACCCTTCACCAAGAAGATGAAGGGTGTGAAGGTTTTCGATAACACCAAAGGACAGATTATTGACTTTGAAAAAGAGTTTGAAAAATACCCTGATAAGCACATTGGACAAGGAAACGTCAACAACTGGGCAAGCGACAAACACATGATGAGCGTACAGAAGTTATGGGATTTGATACCCGACGGCTTTGTGCTGATGGATTCGGATGTACTAATCAAGGAAAACATTGACTGGATTTTTATGACGTGGGAATGTTGCTGTGGTTACATTTCGACAAAGACCGCCAAAGGCATACCAAGATTGATGCCGATGTTGCTGTGGATCAATGTACCGATGTGCAAGGCGGGTGGTGCCCGATTCTTCGATCCAGACCGTTCGTGGGCATTGCATCCGATTGATGATCCCCGCAATTTTTGGGATACAGGAGCGGCGTTTCTTGATGACATTAAGCGACTGAAACCGCAGTGTCATGGAAAATCAATCACTCGTGACAGAATTTTGCAAGCCATCGAGCACATGAAGAGTGGCAGCTGGAAACAGAATGACCTCAAATTGCAGAGTGCATGGTTAAAGGAGCATGAAGACCTATGGTTGCCAACGCCAAGAATGCGTGGTGTGAAAGACGTTGCGATCTGTGTTATTGGCAGACGCGAGAACCGCTATGCACGAGAGTGGGCAAAGCACTATCTGGATATAGGTGTAAAACGGATATTCGTCTATGACAACGGTTTTGGTGATGATGAACATCTTGCCGATGTGCTTGGTGACATGAAGCAAGTTGAAATCATCGACTGGCGTGACCGCAAGAATGGACAGAATGCAGCCTATGACGATTGCTATCAGAAGCACGGCAACGACTATGCGTGGATAGGATTCTTCGACTTTGACGAATATCTGAATATCGGAACGAAAAAAAGTCTGCCAATACTGATGAAGACCTATGGCGATGTCGATGCAGTGTTGGTAAATTGGAGAATTATTCGAGATGATGGAACACCTATGCCAACTGAAACATATGTCAAGTATGAATTTCCAGAGGACGATCATATTAAGACTTTTGTCCGTGGTGGCATCAATGGGATTTGTTGGGGAAAAACACCACATGTTCCATCTGTTCCTATGATGAAATGTATGAACACGAGAGGGGAGTATGTTGAACAGAAACCATTTGTAAAATTTGAACTAAGTCCGATGTGGCTTGATCACCACACGACCAGAACTGCCGAGGAATTTGTGGAGAAGGTGAAGCGCGGTTTCCCATGCCACGATGCTTATACAGAGAACTACCGACACAAGGCTGTTGAGTACTTCTTTAAGATTAATGAGAGGACGGAGGAAAAGGAGAAAAAGCTGAAAAATGCTTGGTAAACCCAGAACATGAAAATGTATGATATACAGAGATAATTAACTTCAATTTTATTGAGATATGGATGACAAAAAAAGAGAAATTAGAACCATTGAGTGCGAGCTTGCCGTTAGAGAAGTTGACGGCGGTTCGCCGGGCGAGTCTCGCACCATTACCGGCACAGCCATCGTGTTTAATGCTGAAAGCCAGGTGCTCGACGACTTCGGTGTTGACTTCCGAGAAATCATTAAGCCGGAAGCCTGTACGCAGACATTCATAAACTCTCAGGACATCAAGCTGAACCTGTTGCACAACCGTTCGATGACCATTGCCCGCAGCAATAAGGGCCGTGGCAGTCTAAAGCTGACCGTTGACGGACGCGGTGTGAACTTCGAATTTGAAGCTCCAAAGTGTGACCTTGGCGAGCAGGCACTTGAACTGGTTCGCTCTGGCGTTTACAGCGGCTGTTCTTTTGAGTTTGTCCCAGAAGATTACGAAGTGGAGGAACGCGGTGCCAATAAGGAGGTGCGCATCACCCACAAGCGTTTCAAGGCTATCACAGCACTCACTATCGGTATGGATCCTGCATACACGCAGACATCTGTCAACGCTCGTGAGATGTGGAACGAGACACCCACTGCAAAACGTGAGGCCGAAGAAGCGCATCAGCGCGAACTGGCTGAGCAGGAAAAG